GTTTGGTGGCTGGTTCACATGCTGGCCAATGTCTGCCGGTTCGGAATAGCTACCCATCACACCAATGAACTTTTTATGTGGCATCGCCTCCGCTATCTGCCGGAGGATGTGGCCGCCCTTGTTTTGGTCAAGATTGATAAGCGTGATGGCCTTATTGTAGTATGGGTGAACATTTGTGTCATAGTGCCGCCAGTCCACCGGAGGAGGCACTACAATGCTGTCATGCTTATAGCCTAACTGCTCCTTTGCCCATTCGCTGTTGTACACAATGTACTGCGGCCGGTCAGCCATTACGATGCGGCCATAAGTGCTGGTATTGTGTATCAGATGGAAGACCGGCTTACGCATCACATCTGCCATGCCAATAGTCCAGTCAGTGTAATCTAAATGAGTCATCACAGCATCTGCCCACCAGAACAGCTTTTCAATAACCATCTGCTCAGGAGGGAACACATCAATGCCGTCATATACATACATGCTGCTGATGTTATAGTGTCTTGCTTGATGAAGCAATACCCTTACATCGCCGCCGTTTGCCTGGATGTCCTTATTGATCCAATGGGCCATGAACTCAGCACCACACGTGTGCTGTGGTGGGTATAGATGGATGGAGTTGAGCAGTTTCATTGCTTAATGATTTTGACAACCAACATCATATACCCCATATCATCCTGGCTGCCATCTTTTATCACCTCGGCCCCCGGCTGCGTGATAAAGTCGGTGAAGTGCCAAAGGCTCTTATGGCGCTCAAATTCGTTGCCATATGCAGCGCCTTGCTCTATCCATACCGCTGGGGTAGATATGAGCAATATGCCCCCTTTCCGTAAGCATGAGAGGCATTGCTGAATGACCGCATAGCCTTCATCCTTGTCAAAGTGCTCCAACACATCTGTCATCAGGATGCAGTCAAACTGCGCTGGAGTTTTCAGGAAGTGTGCAATATCTTGCACATATACCTGATCGTAGCACTGCCAAAGTGGGGAGGCATAATCCTGAAAGCCCTCAACACCTACAAGGTGGGTCTTATAAGGCCTAACACCAAGGTCAAGCCAATTCCTCACCCCGGCACCATTAATGCCGTGGCCAATACCGAGGTCAAGGATAGATTTTGGGGAGTGCATCAGTATCTGACGCATCACATCTCTGAAGGAAGAGTACGAGCCGATAGGCATGGTGTGGGATTGTGTGTGTAAAGAAGAAGGGAGAGGCAATCAGCCCCTCCCTCTTTTATGGTGTCAGTTAGGAAGCTGAACCGTAGATGGCGGCAGTCGGCTGGAAGGACAGCAGTCCAACACGAGCCTCTGCGCGATAGGTCACCAGGTTCTTCACAAAATCATCCTGGTCAAACTCAGTGCTGCGCACTGCGAGGCCAGAAGCCTGGGCAATAGCAAAAGCATTGGTGTTCATCACATAGATCTTGCCGGAGACGATTTGAGAATGAGGCACAACCGGGATACCGATAATGCGAGTCTCGCCGTTTGCACCGATGGTGATACCACCCGGAACACCGTAGCTACCGTTGGTAGGCTGAGTCTTCAGGATAGAAGCCCATACAGCATGCGTGGTCAGGATCAGGTTCGGCTGACCAAGGCCAAGCGCCAGGTGCTGTGCAGTGTAATCAATCACGCGTTCAGCTACCGGAGTGGCAGAGGTGCTACCTGCAGTAGCAGAAGCAGTGATGGTGCTCATGAAGCTGTTATTGACAGCACGGTTCCAATCTTCAAGCAGAGACTGAGACAGATAGGCCTGAAGGAAAGGAAGGTCTTGCAACATCTGACGAGAAACCTTGGCATAACCAGCGATGAATGACAAGCTGGTGTTAACCATTGTCACATCGTAGTCAACCTGGGCCTTTGCATTGCCTTCAGTCTGCGTGCCGAAAGAACCTTCTCCGATGGCAGTATTTCCACGAGGGAAAGTCACGTTGCCGGTGGCAGTCGGGATGATGCGGAAAACATCATACAGATGCGGATTGTAGAAGCTGCGCAGGATGGGGTTGTCGGTGTAGCTGATCTGGCTGGTGCCGGTCAGGTTGTTACCGAGCGTCATTGTTCCCACAGTCTTAGCGCTGTTGAAAGGAGTTTCTGACTTGATGGCATCGAAATTTTCAGCCACGATGTCATTCAACATGCCCTTCATGCTCTTCTGACGGTCAGCGAAAGCATCGGCTTCGATGGCGTTCTTCAGCTTGCCATTGGAAGAGATGAGGCCATTGACCTTCTCGCGCAGTTCAGCAAGAGTCTCGCCCTTCTTCTGAGCATCTTCGTTCAGCTGTGCTACAGTTGCAGCATGCTTGCTGTCAAGTGCTGCAACATCAGCAGCCACTTGATTCTTAATTTCGGCGATTTTAGGATCTAGCGCCGCCACGATGTCTTTTACTTCCATTTGTATTTGTTTTAGAAGTGTTTGTAAATCAAAATGTCCAAAGCATCTTTAACCGCCTTCGTCTCATCAACCTTTGGCTCTACCGGTTCCTGCACAGATGCCGGCACGTTACTCAAGTCTTCGACCAGTTGGTTCAGTTGTTTTATCTCTAACATGAGAAGCTCAATCGTCTCATCTGTGGCATCACTATGCTTGATGAATTTCTCAAGCCGCTTGATACGCTGCACCCGGTCGTCAGCTGTCTTCAGACCGAGCAGTGGCGTATATTCATTCGCACCCCACGATGTCAGTGAGCTTCCTTCGTACAAAACTATGTCATAAATTTCATTGGCATTTTCAGCCTTGCGCTGGCCTTTTATGTTGAAACCAATGCTGTGCTCTTTTACCAGGTCTGACTCCACCATCTTGATGAAGTCCTGCCCCAGGTTGTGCTTGCCTATCTGGCTCTCATAGTAAAGGCCATAGCTATCTTCACGCAGTTCGGTGATCTTGCCAAGTGGCTGCCTTGGGTCATGGTTCAGCAAATGCTTGATTCTGCCCTTTGGTTGCCACTCTTCGATGCTGCGCTTGAAGCTTCCGGGAAGAATGATGTCACCGTCAGAGTCCTTTATGTTGAAGGCTGAGAAGTAGCCAGTGACGATGCCTTTCTTTGCATCGACATCTTTGATGTCCTGGCTGAGTCTCTTATATCCGTATATCATGTTGGTTTTTTTGCTGTCAATCTGCTGCAATTTACTAATTGCCCAATTTATGCCTGCATCACCTCCCCATGCATCCCACATGATGCCGCCACATCCTTCACTGTATGGCACATCTTTGTTCTGCTGATGGCGTTTGAAGGATGCCATGCGTGCAATCGTGTCACGGCTGATGCGCTCTCTATTTGCCAGCTGCCTGGCTCTTGTCCATCCGACCGGAGTGCCACAGCTACTGCCATTATCTTCTTTGTATTTCAGCGCTCGTTTGGCATTGTTGGTTGCTGCTTCAGGGTAATCGTTATACGTTTCCTCTTTTATGGATGCGTAAAAAGAAGCAATCTGCTTCTCTTCATCGCCATTCATGTCTTCACCTTCATCATCATACCCTTCTTCTTCATCCATCATGTCATCATCCACATAGACCGCAATGGCATCAGTGTTGTCTCGTATCAGCTGCAGCTCATCCTCATTATTGTCATAGTGCCGGCCGATATTGAGACGCTTGACCGTCTCCCACTTCATCTTGCCATTTGTGAAGTACACATTGCGTCTGCTGATGCCTACCTCTTCAGCCACAGCATATACTTCTTCACTTGCTGACTCTTGCCGGCGAGTGATGATGTAGACCGTCTTGCCATCTGCGATGTATCTCTTTGCAATACGCTGAACCGCCATGTGTTCAAGCGTATCATCAAAGTCAAAGCTGATCCGGTTACGGTCAGCCTTCATGTTTTCATGCTGTGCCTGAGTCTCGCCTTCAATGGCAAGATAAGCCTGGTATGCTCTGGTGGCAGATGCCTCTGATGTGTAAACACATGAGCCATCGCCTATCCTCCATTTGCCGTTACTGCATTGTTCTACTGGCATGCTATTATCGTTTGGGTATTAGTCGGCCTTGTGCGTCTCGTTTATTCTCAAAGCCTAACACACAGCGGCAGTTTATGGTGAACGCTGCCGGAGCTTGCGGGTCTAAAGGACACTCTGCTATGGCCGTGATGCCATTCGTCCGGCCAAGCTGTTGGAAGTCCTCATACAGCTCCAATACCTTACCATCAAGCTGGGAGTGGTCGTATTGGTCTTTCTCTCGGAACCTTCTCGTTCGGTTATCAATCACAGATATCCATTCCTTCGTCACCACGTAGTTCTGAAGCTTGGCCGCCTCAAGTGCTGCAAGGTTCGCAGCCCGGTTGCTCTCTGTCCGGGTGATGACCAAAGCCCTTACCGGTGACGCGATCTCACGCTCTATCTGCTGGGCGGTCTCAAAGAATGTGAACTGCTCGGTAGTTGCTTCGGTGAGGATGTTCAGGATGCGCTCCTTTGTGGTGGTCTCTACTAAGGTCAACAGTTCAAGTGCCTGGCGGGTCAGCATCTCGGTAATCGTCAGCAAAAAGTTCGCATTGAAGAAGCTAATTTTCTGCCCCTTCTTCAGCTCTCTGTTCACCATCATGCCGAACTCATTGGCCACTTGCTTGTGCATCTGGTTAACGGCCGTCAGCAGTTGCTCATTGACAAGCTTCAGCGACCTGAAGGCTTGCTGAAAGCCGACATCTTCAGCTTCACGGATGAGACGCTTTGCCTCGTCCGTCAGAGCCTTCTGAACGCGCGGCAGAAACTTATCCTCGTGCTTCTTGAGCAGTTGGTGCCACCGTCTCCAGTATGATCTTCTTTGCTTGGATGTCATTGATGAGCCTTTGCCTATATGCTTCTCGCGCAGCATTGCGCATGTTATACTCCGTCTTACAAGTGCGTTCTGTCGGTATCTTGGGGAAACGCTGGAATACCAGTACATTCACCGCCGCCAGCTCGTCTTTCGTCATAGCTGCCCCAAGTTTTCGCCTCCGCTCAAGTCCATTGCAGCCTGGTCGATGGGTATCATGCCCTGCGCGATGTATGCACTCTCAAAGCTGCCACCCTTCGGCTCGTAGTTCATTGCTACCCTCTTCTCGTCAAAGGTGAGCCAGTCAGCGGAGCGGAGACCGTTCACCATCTTCTCCATATCCCTCTGCAGTTCAGGCAGAGCCATGATGTCAAAGTCTATGAAGACGTTTTTATCCCCCATTCTCGGTACCAGCCACCTATTCAACTCATCACGTAACTGTGCGCACATTGGCACGATGGTATTAGTCACAAGGTCACGGAGTGCGTTCTGGTAGTTGTTGTCAGCCATGTTGTCAGCGGAGAACAGCACCACCGGCATAGAGAAGACCCGGCACCACTGCTCCAGGCTAAACTTCAGCGTGTCCACCAGCGCCATCTCGGAAGATGTCAGGCCAAAGTTCAGGAACTCCCACGGAGTCTGCAGCATAGCTACTTGACCGTACCGGTCGTTGTTGTTCACCCGGTCGGCAAGTGTCCGCTGCATATTAGCCGCTGTCTTTTCATCCACGAGCGGTATCTGATTGCCAACTGCCTTTGGTACAAGCGCACCCTTCGCCCCGCCATTTGCCATGAGCTTGGCAGCTGCAAGGCTGGCCTCTTTGCCCATGAGATAGTTGTTCCAGGCGGCCTTTATCGGAGACACGCCACGAAGGTGCACGCGTGTCACGCTGTCGAAGTTTGGGTTCCATGACTTCCACTGAAGCACATCAGACTTCTGCAGCGCTATGTTGCCGGTAGCACTTGTCAAGTACCACCCGGAGATTCCGAACAAGTCATTCGGATCAGCGACAATGTCCATATACTGGCTCGGCATGATGAGCAGCTCTGTGAACTGCCCTTCATCCACACTGCCATCATTGCCCCACATAATGCCCTCACCAGTCAGGAAGCGCATCCCGAACAGCTGTTCAAAAAACTGATCTTGCCCTTGGTAGCCGTTGGGTCTCTTCAGGAGCGTGGCCGTGGGTGAATTGTCCACAATCATGTTCTCATCGTAGGCAGCTTTCCTCTCCGCTATCGCCCGGTCAAGTGCACCCGGATGACCAAGGCCTTTGGTTAGTTGTTTATACCGCTCAAGGGATATCCGTGCCTTTGCCCCGCTTTTCTTCTCATACACATACCAAGGAATAGATGCAGCCTTTCGCGCAAGGAAGCTCACAATGGCATACACATCGGCATTGTCTTCGTATGCTGCCGTGTACTTCTTGCTATCGAATTGGGTGAGTATCTGCCCCTGATTCACCGGCACTATGCCATAATTGGCAGTATTTGGGTTGAGGCCCTTGCGTCTTAAGATGCGGTCAAGTATGCTCATAGTACTCCCCAGGTGAGCCTGGGCTGTTTTAGTTTTGTAAATACGGCATATCGCATGGCATCTACAAGGTGGTCATCCATCTTGACCGGTTCCTTGTCGATGACCTTCCCGTTCATGTCAGTCTTCCACTTGTACTTTCTCAATTCGTTCAGAAGGTTGGTGCTGCTTGCCGTTACATACAAAGGTAAACTTTTCACTTTCATGATACCGGCATACACATCTTTGTCAGCAGGCTTTACATTCAGCCCGGCACGGTATAGCTCTTCAATGGTCTTTGGCTCTGCTGCATCACAGTAAATCTCTGCCATGTGGTCTAATACCTTATCGGGGATAATCTCAATCAATTCGCCAGTAGTTACACCCGATTGGTAGTAAATTTCATGCACATAGATGCACTCGTCTGCAAGCGTCACCCTGACCATTGCAGTCGGGTTTCTATACCCAAAGTCAAGGCCATAGAAGACCTCCCCTTGTGGGACTGACTCAACTATCTTGAAGTGAGTGTAAATCTGCTCCTGACTTGCTCCACGCTCGCCAAGGCCAAACACCTTCCACATCATTGGGTCTGCATCCTGATAACCTTCAATCACCTTTCTCTGTGGCGCCGGAAGGAAAGCATTGTCACGGTATGTGCTGTGTATCTTCACAGCGTCATCACTGTCTGCCAAGTGGTAACACCAAATGTCAAAGTCCGATGGGTTCAGGTCAGTGATGACCTTGAACCGTGTCCGCATGTCAAGCTGGTCAAATAGCGCTTTGCTAAGTAGGTTGGCCTCATTGCAGAACAGCAAGTCACGCCCCGGCCCCTTTGCCCGGTCATGATCCTCAAGGCCGAAAAACTCCACATAGGTACCGCTGTCGAAGTGGTAGATGTTGTCCGTCTTGTTGTGCATCGACTCATCATACCACTCCCATGACTCAAGGATGTCGAAGAAGTCACGCATGGCCCCACGCTTCAAATGTGGCAATGAGTGGCTGACTACGCTGATCTTCTTCTTGCTGTTGTTGGTACCCCACCATATCAGACATTGCATGATGCCATATGTCTTGCCGGACCTTGCCCCACCCTCATGGCAGATGTACCGGTGATGGCCGGTGAGCGCCTTAGCCGTCAGCCTTGCTGGTCGGTTAAGCTTGACCCGTATCTCCTGATTCGTCTGACTCAAAGATGACTTTTTTGTGGGAGAGATTGACATCAGCATTGACCTTCTGCGTGTTCAGCCTGGCAAGTTCATCGTCAGATGAAAGCAGTTTGAACTCCGCAATCTGGAGCGTGGCATTGTCACTATTGCGCCAGTTGCGCCGCATCTTCTTCTTGATGGCCACCTTCTGTTGCTCAATAGCCTTCTTTATGTCGTCGTCTTTATCTAACTCATGAGTGTACAAAGTGGCCCTATGAGCCTTCATGTACAGATGAATTTCATTGAATGTGGTGATTTCTTCCCGGTCAATTATCTCCAAAGCTTGACGCTTTAGGTCGTCTCTATCGTATGCCATTTGTCAGTTTTTATCTGTTAGCGAAGTTACGCCATCTATGACCGTGTACTTGTAGTCGTGCATGTAAAGTATGGCAGTGAGCTTTGTCAAGTTTTCAAGGTCGGTCTCTATGACTACGCTGATAGCACCATTTGCAAGCATGTTGAGCTTTGAAAGTACCTTGTTTACGCTGCCTATCGCAATGTCGTCTCCAACACTTGCTAAACCGTTTAAGTTTTCAATGGCATGCATGATGGTAGTGTGGTGCTTGGAAAACTTACCAAGTGGGCAGAACAGCCTGGAAATAGCGCTGAATGTCATGCCCATGTGCTCCCTTGCGATCTTGTAGCCCACAGCTCTGGCCTGCACGAGCTCTCTGTGTCTGTTCTTCGACATCAGCTTTTCGCGTGTCAGGTCAAAGACCTCGCATAAGGTGTCAATCAGCAGCTCTCTGTTCGTGTGTGTGTTTGTTATCATAATTCAAGTTTTACCCTTGGTTTCTTAATCTCGCCAGTCTCAAGGTTTGCCACCCACCATCTTGGAGCAGCACTGACATACTTCATGGGCTGGTCTTCCATGAATCTCAGTATGGCCACAAGAGCCTGCTCCTCTGTGAATGGGCCACGCTGGATTATCTTGTCAGGTGTGACCTCAAGAAGTAAGATGTTCATCTTTGCCATGTGTTCGGTTTTACCGGTTAGTGCAGTCATGCGATCAAAATGGGCGTTTTCCTATTCCCCCTATATAATATGCATTATTTATACATTATTACTACTTATATAAAAATAGAAAAAATGATAACACTGATTGCACTGCCGTTGCTACGCATTGATATTCAATGGATAGCGAGTGCAGACAACTTTTATTTATTGACTGCACTTGATTGCACTTTTTAAGTTGTCTGCACTGAAAATAGTTGCATATGCAACTAATTAGTGCAATCAGCTTATATTTATTTGCGCATGATTGCACTTTTTTACCATCCGGTGCAGTCACGGTAAATGCTGTCTGCACACCCAAAAAATCAAAATGGAGCATCTTCCAGGTCGTTTAATTTGGTTACACTGATGGTAATTTTCACGCCTTTCGTGTTGCTTCTTTGCTCTGCAATTTTTTTATATCCGCTCTTTTCTATGTATGTCCGGAGTCTTTTCCCGAACACTTTATCCACCATATTTTTAGTGCTGTATGCCTTCATGACATATTGGTAAAGTGACGAAACAAAGATCACCAGGTTGCCATTTTCGTATTCAAATGCCTTCGCCAGGCTATCAGAAGTATCTTTTTTAAGGTCGTATGGCCGGAGCATATCAAAGAAAACGTTCCGGTCTTTTGCCGTTCTTGCGCACTCAATCCCTTGCTCCATTGTCTCAATAATGCTCTCAGGCACCAGGTTCTTAATTAGTCGCATGTTGGCATTGCGATCTGTTGCCTCACTGGTGTACTTTATGACTCCTCTTGATAGATACAGCTGGATGCACTGCACAGCGAAATTCATGGCCTCAATTTTCTTCTCTTCACTCCACTCGTCAGAGAAGAAGATAGTGTCAGGAAAGTCATCCCGAATACTCCGATGGCTGCCGTAATGCTTTTTTATAGGCAGGACAATAAATCGGTCTTTGTCGCTGTCGCTCTCAAGGTTCGGCAGGTAGTTCGTGGTTATCAGAATCTTTGGTGAGTGCTTGAAAGGTATAGTATAGCTCTTTTTGCCCTTTGATTCCACAAGCCAGTCATCTGTGATGAAATTGTAAAATTGGTTCATCAAAACATTCGGTGCAGGGTCATTAAGATAAAAGACCTGGACCCCCGGCACTATCTGCTGCATCTTAAACTGGCTGTCACTTTTATAGTTCCGGCCATCCTGCTGCACTGACCACCTTATCCATTCAATGAATTGTGCTATCAAGCCCTTTCCTGACCGGCCGCGCGCCTCTTCCTGGTCTTCGACATCCTCAATGATCATGATGGCCTTTGCGAAGTTTCGAAGCTTATAGTGGTGAAGCGCATAGCCAATGGCAGACATTATGTACTGTTTATGGTCTGCGTCAATCGATACATTGTCAATAAACTTGCCAAACTCTCCGGTACCTTCCATCTCTTTCCACCGGATGTCTTTTATATGCCTGGCAAATACGCACGCTTGGAGCTGATTGTATGGTACTAAGGCAGCACCTTCTTTTGAGACCTTTAATGCTCCATTCTGCAGGTATATATATGACGCGGCCGCTTCATCTCGCATCAGCTCATGGTCAAATTGTGGCAGAGCTGTCATGTACCGCATTATTGATGGCAAGAATGCCAGCAGCACCCGGCTGCTCTGCTCGCCTGGGTAATTACGCTCCACCTCCTCACGGTAGTGCCTGACAATATCATTCTCATTGCAGATGTATATAACATTCTCGGCCACTCTTATAAGCTGTTCGGAAGCGTCTTCCTGGCTGCCGAACTTCATCCATTTATAACCGCATGACTCTGCCCATTCAATGATGCCCTTTACCTCTACCTTCCACACCTCACCACCTCTCGTCTCGATGCTGTAGGCCATCGGTGTAATCTTTGGCAGCTCTATGCTCTTCTCCTCTGCCGTTTTGACGATCATGTCATACACATAGCGCCAGTCCTGGTCATTCAGGTAGTACAGCACGCGTGACGGAAGATGGCTGAATGACATGCCGCTGTCAAATGCCGGCAAAGATGTGGATGATGTGAAAACGGAAAGTCTCTTGCTTTTTAGCCAATAGTTCGCGCTGGCCGGATCACCTTGCCCTCTGCCAGGCCGCCACATTCTTATGTACTCCCATTTTTCACCATTGACCATTTTGCTCTTTATGCTACTGTCAATCGTCCATCCAATTGACTGAAGCATGTCAGGAATGTAGTCAGATGGGCAAACCTTGTCAAACTCTCTAAATGCCGGAGCCATTGCCGCCGGCGATTGCACTACCTGCAAGACTGCCCCCTTGCCTACCTTGTGGCCGAAAAACTCATTGAGCTGCTGTGCTGCATCGCAAAGCTGCTGCATCTCTTCAGCGGTCAGCTCTTCAATGTCAAATAGGCTCCCTTGTAGATAGTCATAGCCTGGCGATGGTGCGCAGTAGGTGATGCCATTGGACTTTGACGATCTTAAAGCAATCCACTCATCTCCGGTGCTGCTTGATGCAAGCGCCTTCTCCGGTGCAGGAGACTTGCAGTTGAAATAAACATGATATCCTGCTGACCTGGTCTTCTCAATGACAAGCTTTCTAAAGATATCCGGGTCTATGATATTAGACCAGGTCTGATACAAGTTTTTGCCTTTGGCGTTCTTCTCGTCAAAATCAAGCGCCTTCAGATGTGGCTGGCATTTGCCATGTATTAGGCCAATGCCTTTGTTATACCCGGCATCCAGCAGCTTCTCAATATCGTCATCTGTGAATGGCTTGTCATACCGGTCAGAATAAAACGGATGCACAAATTCTATTTTGCCGCTCTCGCTGTTTGTTCGAGTATTTAATGGCAACAGCTGGAAGCCTTCAGCACGTAGCTCTCGTATGTCGTTTGATAAATCTTTCATGCAATAAATTGAAAAACCTCATCGCGACAGGGGCGCACCCGGCTATTACACCGGCCCTGTCACAATGAGGCATTAAAAAGTTTCACCCGGATGGGTGCGCTCCATCCGTTAAATCAAAATTACAAACTACAGGTACGTATCAACACGAGCCAAACATATCTAAACTACGTTACAACTATATCTAAACTATTATTCTATAA